TCAGCTTCGCCGGCCCGCCGATGCGGTCGACGGCCTCCGCCATCATCGTGGCTTCCTTGATGATTTTCTGGCCGGAGAATTGATCGCCGATGCGCTTCAGGGATCGGTTGACGTTCGCCGCGCTGTCATCGAAGCCCTTGAGCTGCAGGTCCGCCTTCTGCACGGCGGTGTAGAAGCTCGAAAAGTCGGTGACGAATTTCGCAGTCAGGGACATAGGACACTCAGAACGTGCGATCCCGCTCGACGGGATCGCGGCTTATTTGCTCGACGAGTACCTCGTAGACATCGACCGGCAGGTCGAGCAACTCGTCGTACGTCCAGCCCATCAGTCGACAGATGTGGAGGTCGCTGACGACGCGGTCTCGCCAGCCGATGCGTTTTTTTCCTGCTCCCGTTCCGCCTCCATCGCGGCCTCGTGCGCGGTGAGCGCGGACCAGATTTCGGCAAACGTGTCGGGGTCGAGACCCTCGAGGATCGCGCCCCGTTCGGCCGGCGTGGTGTTCCGGATCACGACGGGTTTGCCGGCCGGGTCGAGCAGCGACCAGTCGATCAGATACTCCACCATCATCGAGAGGCCGACCTGATTCGGATCGATCTCGGTGGTCTCGTTGACGGCCATCCGTTTCACCTGGCGTCCGAAGGCGCGGCGCGCTTCGCCGGCCGTCAGCCGCTTCTTGACGAGCAGCCACTCGCCGTCGGAGATCGTGAGGCGATGCGTTTCCGGTGTGACAAATCGCGTGCGCGCCATCTCTAATGCACCCTCTCTTTCGGTCCGAGCCGTGCGGTGAGCTGCCGGCCGGCGAGCTGCAGCTCGAGGACCGGCCACGTCCACGGCAACCCGTTCGGCCGCAGCACGACGAACGTCAGCGCGGCCTGTTGCAGCCGCAGCGGATCGCCGTCGAGGATCTCTGCGGTCAGCACGTCGTTGACCAGACTCCACGGCCCGAGCGCCGCGGCGCGGTGATAGCCCCACCGGACCTCCGCGGTGCCGGCGGGCCCTTCAACGGATAACCCCTGCTGCAGATCCATCGCGCGGTCTACGGCACCGTCCAGGCGCCGTTCGCCACGAAGTTGCCGTCGAGCGTGACGGCCGCGGACACGCCGAGCTTGAGGGACGCGGAGACCCACGCCGGCCCGGTGAACACTTTCGCGGGGAACAGCTTCGAGGGATAGAACGCGAGCTTGCAGCCGTCCTGGGATTTCGTCGCGTCCCAGACCGTGTTGTCGACTTCATCCCAGTTCGCGGCGAAGGTCCCTTTGATATCGCGGAGGCCCAACACATACGTCTTATTTGGCGACCCCAGTGGCGTGACCTCCACGGTGTCTGTCGCCATATCCAGCGAGTACTCAGAGACTTGGCCGACGAGGACGAGCGGCCCGGTGCCGGAGGTCGACATGTAGAGCATGCCGTTTTTGCCATGATGTGCGGACATTGCGTGTTCTCCTTCTGATGGTTGCTACGCTGCCGAGACTAGCCCGCGCAAATCCGCGAGCACCGTCGTTGCCCGAGTGATCCACGACGCCTCCGCGACGGTCTCGATCAGCGCCATGCGCCGAAGCTGCCGCGCGGCGGCCGACTCTGCGAGCGCCGCGCGGATCGCCGCGGCGCCGTCCTCCGGTGTCGTCGCGGTCGGGACCAGATCCCCGAAGATCTCTGCCACTTCCGCGCGCGGCGTGCTGACGTGCGGCAGCCCGCACGCGGCCATTTCGTAGGCGCGCGGGTTCAGCGATTCGCCGGTCAAGTACGGGCCTTCGTCCTTTAGGCTGCTCCGCTGGCGGTAGAGGTTCAGCCCGAGCCGCGCGCGGCGATACAGTCCGGCCGCGGTGGTGTTCGCCGTCGTGCCGTCCCGCAAGAACGGCCGGAGCTTCGACCGCCGCGGCAGATCCCAGTGGCCGTAGATGCCGAGATCGATGCCGGTCCAGTCGATGGCCTCGAGCCACTTGATCCGGTCCGCGAAGCCGGTGCCGATCACGACGACGTCATGCGCCGGCAGCGCGGCATCGTCGGGTTGCGACTCCGGCCGATGCACGGTCGGATGCCAGCCGTGCGGGAGATAGCCGGCGTGCGGCGCCACGGCGCGGAGCTGCGGCACCACGGACCGTTCCGAGGTCCAGCAGCCGCTCGCATAGCCGGCGTATTCCAGCTCGCGCCCCATGTCGTACGGCGATTCGGTCAGCACGAGCGTGACGGCGAGGCCGGCGCGCCGCATCAGGATGATCACATCCGGCGAAAAGAAAATGGCGGCGACGACGATGACGGCGTCGACCTGTTCGCGCAGCGCTTTGATCAGCGCCTCGGTGCTCGCGTGGTAAATGAGATCGCCGGTGGTCGGTTCCTTGCCGGTCGGCTTGCCATCGAAGCGCCACTCGCCGAGCAGGTACCGGCGCGCGCGCGCGAGGCGCACGTCCAGGCGGTACCGGACCACGTCAACACCATGCGCGACGAGACCCGCGCAGAGACCGGCCTCGACTTCGGCCGTGCCCCACGCCGCACCGGACTCGACCACGAGCACCTTCATGCGGCGATCTCCTCGCCGCTCTGCACCGGCGCGACGAAGACCTCGTACTGCCCGCCGCGGTGCAGCCAGTTTTCGTCGGTGACTTCGTCCAGCTCCGCATAGCGGACGCGCTCCACCCGTTGACTGAGCATCAGTACGTAGCCGTCGACGGGGTACGTCGTGTCGTGGAGGAGCTGATGTATCCGGTATGCGGCGGCCTTCACCGTCGAGCTGTCGGTGGCGAGCACGACCGCCTTCACGAGATACAGGTACCGCTCCCATCCGCCTTCGCTGTGCACGGCCGGCATATCTTCGTGATGCAACTGCGAGACGAGACCGTAGCGCGTGAGGTTAGGGGAGCCGGTGAGGTCGAACCACACGCCCCCGGGCAGCAGCGCGCGCAGCGCCGTGTCGCCGGTCAGCACGGCGAGGACCGCCTCATCGACTTCGTTGCTATCAGGCAACGGCACCGGACACCTGGAACCCTTCGCGCCGCACGAGCGCAACCTGATCGCGGAACACGTCGAGCCGCGTCCGCTGAATGATCGGGACGAACGTCGGATGCGGCCGGCCGCCGCGCGCCGTGCCGAATTCGTACAGGTGCGCGTGTGGCGCCGCGCTGATCACGCGGACGCTGGCGCCGCCGCGCGCGGTTTCCGCACGGTCCGCGCGCACGCCCCGCTTCAGCCGGCCGGTGACTTCGGGATACGCATCGCGGATCTGCTCCGCGGCCTTCGTGCCGTGGCCGGTCAGGATCGCGGCCGCTTCCATCACGAGATGGTCCGGCATCCGCCGCAGCTCCGCGCGCAGCTCGTCGAGACCCTCGATGACTAGTTGCGCTTTCACTGCGCCGGCCGCTCCTCGACGGCCAGGACGAGTTCTTGATCGCGCTCGTCGGTGATCTGCACACCGGCGATGTAGAACGTCCGCGCGTTGAACAGCACGCGCGCCTGTTCGGTGACGTTCGGTTGGAAGGGCAAGGTGATGACGTGCGTGGCGCGGGTCTGCACGCCGCCGGCCACGAGCTGCTCCCGGTTCTCCTCGGTGGCGTCCTGAATCGCCGCCCACGGATTCGGCGGCACGAGATCGATCCACGTCTGCGTGTAGCCGCCATCGCCGTCGGGCATCGGCGGTCCGGGCCGCTGCAGCCAGATCCGATGCGGCCGCTTGCTGACGGTATTCGTACTGAGCCGCGGCATTAGCTGATCCGGGCGGGCCGGTACCCGCTGATGACGTGTTCATAGCCGAGCGGCAACTCGGTCGCGATGGTGCCGAGCGCCATGATGTCGCGCCCGAGCGTGAGGTAGTGCGTCGCCAGGAGTCCGACCGCATGCACGAGCAGCGGCGGGATCTCCGCGGCGGTCTTCCAGCCGGCGACGATCTTGAGACCGAACGGTTGGAACGTCATCGACGTGCCGGCGACGGCCGACGTAATCAGCACGCGCGCGGGATTACTCATCGAGTCGATGACGTAGCCGGCCGGATCGAGCGGAATCGCCGTGCCGTCGGCCGCAATCGTGTACGCCTCGAGGACCTGCTGCAGCGGCGCGCAGACACCGGGCAACAGGATCGGCTCGTCGGTGGCGAGATAGTCGAAGCGCACGTCGCGCGTTTGCTCCGGCAGCGCGAGGCCGGTATCCATTTCGACTTTCGCGCGCGCGGCGCTGATGAAGCTCCGCAACAGGGCATCGCGCTCATCGCCGGCGACCCAGACAAAGCCGGCGCGCAGCTTGGCTTCCTCGAGCGTGAGCGGTTCGAATTCGGGCGGGTCAATCAGCACGGAGACGCCGTGTTGTCCGCCGCTCCACCATGGGACG